TGGCGGAACTGGAGGACGCGTTGGGCGAGGACACGCTGGTGGCGCTGGTCGAACGGTTCGAGGCGGGGCGCTTTTCCACCCGCGACGTGCTGGCGCTTTTGCTGGCGGGGTTGCGTGGTGGCGGCTGGGACGGTGACGCGCGCGCGCTGGCGCGGGCCGAGATCGCGGGCGGCCCGATGGCGGGCGCGCGCGCTGCCGCCGAGTTGCTGGCCCGCGCCTTCACCATCCCTGCAGACGGTGCGCCATGAGCGGTTTCGACTGGCCCGCGATGATGCGGGCCGGGATGACCGGCCTGGGCCTGACGCCCGCGCAATTCTGGGCGCTGACGCCTGCGGAACTGATGCTGATGCTGGGGCAGGGCGCGAGCGCCACCCCGATGGGCCGGGCACGTCTGGAGGAAATGCTGGCGGCCTTTCCCGACAAGCCAGAAAGGGCTGAGAGATGACGGAGTATGACGGGCTCGAGGGCCTTGAGACGCAGATCGAGACTTTGGAGGGCGCGCTGGAAGGCGCGACCGGCATGGCCGCGAGCTTTGACGCCGAGCTGCGCCGTATGCGGGCCACCTTTGCCGCGACGGGACAGGATGTGCAGACGCTGGAGCGCGGCATGAGCCGGGGTCTGCGCCGCGCCTTTGACGGCGTGGTGCTGGACGGCATGAAGCTGTCGGACGCGCTGACAACCATGGCGCAGTCGATGATTTCCACGGCCTATTCGGCGGCGGTGAAACCGGTGACCGACCATGTCGGCGGGTTGCTGGCGCAGGGTGTGGGCAGCCTGATGGAAGGCATCCTGCCGTTCGAAAAGGGCGCGGGCTTTGCCCAGGGCCGGGTGATGCCCTTTGCCAGGGGCGGCGTGGTGGGCGGGCCCACCTATTTCGCCATGCGCGGCGCCACCGGGCTGATGGGCGAGGCTGGCCCCGAGGCGATCATGCCGCTGACGCGCGGCCCCGACGGCAGCCTTGGCGTGCGGGCGCAGGGCGGCGGGGCGCCGGTCAGCGTGGTGATGAACATCCAGACCCCCGACGCCGAGAGTTTCCGCCGCAGCCAGAGCCAGATCGCCGCCCAGGTCAGCCGCGCGCTTGGCCGGGCGCAGCGCAACCGCTGAGGAGATCACGATGGGTTTTCACGAGATACGCTTTCCCGCCAATCTGAGTTTCGGGTCGGTCGGCGGGCCCGAGCGGCGCACGGATGTCGTGACGCTGGCCAACGGGTTCGAGGAACGCAACAGCCCCTGGGCGCATTCGCGGCGGCGCTATGATGCCGGGGTGGGGCTGCGCTCGCTCGATGATGTCGAGTTGCTGATCGCGTTCTTCGAGGCGCGGCACGGGCAGCTTTACGGGTTTCGCTGGAAGGACTGGTCGGATTTCAAATCCTGCCGCCCCTCGGCGCAGCCGGGATTCATGGACCAGGTGATCGCCATTGGCGACGGGGTGACGGCGGCGTTCCAGCTGCAAAAGGCCTATCGTTCAGGCGCTCAGACCTATCTGAGGCCCATCGCCAAGCCCGTTGCGGGCAGCGTGCGCGTGGGCATCGAGGGCGACGAGCAGCAGGAAAGCCTGCACTGGGAGATCGACCTGGCCACCGGCATCGTCACCTTCGCGCATCCGCCCAACGAGGGGATGGAGATCACCGCCGGCTATGAATTCGACGTGCCGGTGCGGTTCGACACCGACCGGATCCAGACCAGCGTTGCGAGTTTCCGGGCCGGCGACGTGCCGAACGTGCCGGTTGTCGAGCTGAGGGTGTGAGCATGGATCAGGGGTTTCGCGACCATGTTGAAAGCGGGCTGACCACGCTTGCCAGCGCCTGGGCGATCACCCGCGGTGATGGACTGACGCTGGGGTTCACGGATCACGACAGGGATCTGGTCTTTGACGGGATCACGTTCCGGGCCGATAGCGGGCTGTCGGCCACGGCCCTGCATCAAAGCACCGGGCTTGCCGTCGACAATGCCGAGGCGCTGGGGGCGTTGCGCGATGCGCGCATCACCGAGGCGGACATCGCCGCGGGCCGGTTCGACGGGGCCGATCTGCGCGCGTGGATCGTCAACTGGGCCGACCCGGCGCAGCGGCATCTGCGCTTTCGCGGCACGATCGGCGAGATCCGGCACGCAGGGGGCGCGTTCAGGGCCGAGCTGCGTGGCCTGTCCGAGGCGCTGAACCGGCCCATCGGGCGGGTGTATCAAAAGCCGTGTACCGCCGTTTTGGGCGATGCGGCCTGCGGGTTCGACCTGACCACGCCGGGATTTGCCGCCGAGGCGCAGGTGCTGGCGGCTGACGATGAGGGCGGCATCACCTGCGCGCCCTTGCCGGGATTTGCCCCGGGTTGGTTCCAGCGCGGACGGCTGGAGGTGCTGGAGGGCGCGGCGCAGGGATTGCAAGGGCAGATCAAGCGCGACGAGGCGGTGACCGATGGCCGCGAGATCGCCCTTTGGGTGCCGTTGCGCGCCGCCTTGGCCGCGGGTGATCGGGTGCGGCTTGTCGCCGGTTGCGACAAGCGGTTCGACACCTGCCGTTTCAAGTTCGGCAATGTGCTGAACTTTCAGGGCTTCCCGGATCTGCCGGGCGAGGATTGGCTGGTGGCGGTGCCCGCCCGTTCGGGGGATCTGAGCGGGGGTAGCCGGCGATGAGCGCCGAGATCGTGGCCATAGCGCGGTCCTGGATCGGCACGCCGTACCTGCACCAGGCCAGTCGCAAGGGCGTGGGCACCGATTGCCTGGGCCTGGTGCGCGGCATTTGGCGCGAGGCGATCGGCGACGAGCCCGAGGCGGTGCCCGCCTATACCCGCGACTGGGCCGAGCCGCAGGGCGACGAGGTGTTGTGGAAGGCTGCGGGGCGACATCTGCGCCCGGTCGCGCCGGATCAGGTCGCCCCGGGCGATGTGCTGCTGTTCCGGATGCGGGCGGGTGCTGTGGCCAAACATCTGGGTATCGCGGCCGAAACGGGGCCCCATCCCACGTTCATTCATGCCTATTCCGGTCATGCGGTCGTCGAAAGCCCGCTGAGCGCGCCATGGGCGCGGCGGGTGGTGGCCCGGTTCCGGTTCCACAAAGAGGGTTGAGAGATGGCGACGATAGTATTGTCGGCGGCGGGGGCCGCGATTGGCGGCTCGATCGGCGGGTCGGTTCTGGGGCTGTCCTCGGTGGTGATCGGGCGCTTTGCCGGCGCCACGCTGGGCCGGGTGATCGACCAGCGGCTGATGGGGCAGGGATCGGACGTGGTGGAGCAGGGCAGGACCGAGCGGTTCCGCGTCACCGCTGCGGGCGAAGGCGCGCCCATCGCGCAGGTCTATGGCCGGATGCGGGTGGGCGGCCACGTGATCTGGGCCAGTGCCTTTGAAGAGCATGTGACGCGCAGCGGCGGCGGCGGCAAGGGCAGCCCATCGCGCCCGCAGACCGAGACCTTTCGCTATACCGTGAGCCTGGCGGTGGCGCTGTGCGAGGGCGAGATCGGCGGCGTCCTGCGGGTCTGGGCCGATGGCAGCGAGGTGTCGCCCGACGACCTGAACATGCGGGTCTATACCGGCAGCCGCGATCAGCTGCCCGACCCCAAGATCGAGGCGGTCGAGGGGGCAGGCGCGGTGCCGGCCTATCGCGGCACGGCCTATGTGGTGATGGAGGATCTGTCGCTGGATCAGTTCGGTAACCGGGTGCCGCAATTCAGCTTCGAGGTGCTGCGCGCCGATGAACGGCGCGGCCCCGACCGCGATCCGGTACATGACGTGCAGGCGGAGGCCCTGATGCCGGGCACCGGGGAATATGCGCTGGCCACGACACCGGTAACGATGAAATACGGGCCCGGCCAGTCGAAAAGCCTGAACATCAACTCGCCCTCGGGCCGGACCGACATGGAAACGTCGATGACGGCACTGGAGGCCGAGCTGCCATCCTGCGGGGCGGCGTCGCTGATCGTCAGCTGGTTCGGCAATGATCTGCGGGCCGGTCGGTGCCGGTTGCGGCCCAAGGTCGAACAGACCGCCTTCGATCCCGCGCGGATGCCGTGGGAGGTGTCGGGTCTGGCGCGGGCCGAGGCGGAAACCGTGGCGCAGGAAAATGGTCGCGTGGTCTATGGCGGGACGCCTGCGGATGCCTCGGTGGTCGAGGCGATCCGGCACATGACCGCGATGGGCAAGGCGGTGATGTTCTATCCCTTCATCCTGATGGAGCAGCTGGATGCCAACGGGTTGACCGATCCCTGGAGCGGTGGCGACAACCAGCCGCGCCTGCCCTGGCGCGGACGGATCACCGGCGAGGCCGCGCCGGGCCAGCCGGGATCGCCCGATGGCACGGCTGCGGCGGAGGCCGAGGTGGCGCAGTTCGTGGGCACGGTGACCGCAGCGGATTTCACCATTGGCGATGGACGCGTGACCTATACCGGGCCCGAGGAATGGAGTTACAGCCGCTTCATCCTGCATTACGCTGCGCTGTGCGCGGCGGCGGGCGGGGTTGAGGCGTTCTGCATCGGGTCGGAAATGCGCAGCCTGACGCAATTGCGCGGCGCGGCGGCCAGCTTTCCCTTTGTCGCGGCACTGCGCCAGATCGCGGCGGAATGCCGGGCGTTGCTGGGTCCGGATGTCAAGATCGGCTATGCCGCCGACTGGTCGGAATACTTCGGCTATCAGCCCGCGGATGGCAGCGGGGATCGGTATTTCCACCTCGATCCGCTGTGGGCCGATCCCGAGGTCGACTTCGTGGGGATCGACAATTACATGCCGCTGTCGGATTGGCGCGATGGTGACGACCATGCCGATGCCGGTTGGGGCAGCATCTACAACCCCGATTACCTGGCAGCGAACGTGGCCGGTGGCGAGGGGTATGACTGGTACTATGCGTCCGAGGCGGCGCGCGCGGCGCAGCTTCGCAGCCCGATCACGGATGCAGCCCATGACGAGCCGTGGATCTGGCGGTTCAAGGACATCCGCAACTGGTGGGCCAATCCGCATCACGAACGGATCGGGGGCGTGCAGCAACCCGCGCCGACGGACTGGGTGCCGGGCTCGAAACCGGTGTGGTTCACGGAAATGGGCTGTGCCGCGATCGACAAGGGGACGAACCAGCCCAACAAGTTCCTGGACCCGAAATCCTCGGAATCGGCGGTGCCTTATTTTTCGGACGGGCAGCGCGACGACTTCATCCAGATGCAATACCTGCGGGCGATGTACGGCTATTGGCAGGCACCCGAAAACAACCCGGTATCGCCCGAATATGACGGACCGATGGTGGATATGTCGCGGGCCTTTATCTGGGCCTGGGACACGCGGCCATTTCCGTTTTTCCCGGGCAATCGTGCGCTTTGGTCGGATGGCGACAATTACGCGCGCGGGCATTGGATCAGCGGGCGGATGGCCGGGCGCTCGCTGGCGTCGGTCGTGCAGGAACTGTGCGCCCGGGTCGGGGTGGATGCGGTCGATACATCGCGGCTTTACGGGTATCTGCGCGGATATACCGTAAGCGAGGTGGACACGCCGCGCGCCATCCTGCAGCCGCTGCTGCTGGCCTTCGGTGTGGATGCGGCCGAGCGCGATGGCAAACTGGTGTTTCGGATGAGGGCCGATGCAGGCGACGTGGAGATCGACGAAACCCGGCTGGTCGACACCGACGAGATCGACGGCCGGCTGGAAGTGACGCGCGCCGCGGAGGCCGAGCTGGCCGGGCGGGTGCGGCTGCGGTTCGTGGAAACCGATGCGAATTACGAGGTCGCGGCCGAAGAAACGGTTCTGCCCGACGAGGATACGCACAGTGTTGCCACATCCGACATGCCGCTGGCCCTGACACGGCGCGAGGGGCGGCAGGTTCTGGAACGCTGGCTGGCCGAGGCGCGCGTGGCGCGTGACAGTGTGCGGCTGGGGCTGCCGCCCTCGGCGCAACATCTGGGCGCGGGCGACGTGCTGCGGCTGGGCGCGGGGCGGTTCCGCATCGACCGGATCGAGCAGGGGCCGTTCCAGATGATCGAGGCGGTGCGGGTCGAGCCCGGTGTCTATGCTCCGGCCGACCTGGACGAGATCACGCCGGTTCTGTCGCCCTTTGTCGCACCGGTGCCGGTCGAGGCGCAGTTCATGGACCTGCCGTTGATGCGTGGCGATGAAGAGCCCCACAGCCCGCACCTGGCGGTCAGCGCGGTGCCCTGGCCGGGAAGTGTCGCTGCCTACAGCAGCGCAACAGGTGCCGATTTCGCGTTGAACCGCATCATTGCCGGACGCGCCACGATGGGTGTGCTGGAAAGCCCGCTGGCGATGGGGCCCGTGGGGCGCTGGGATCGCGCGCGCGAGGTGCAGCTGCGGCTGATCTCGGGCAGTCTGCAC